GGCACTGCTGCAATCACCAAGGTCAACCTCGGCGCCAGCTTCCCCGTGCCAACAACAGACCGCACCAAGGCTTATGAGCTGGTGATGTTCTCACCCCCCGGCAGTACGCAGTCGGTGAGCTACACCGTGACCGACCTCGGCACCGGAGCCACAGCTTCTGGCACGATCAACACCAACATGCCAACCAACACCACGCTCCTGGCCCCCAGGGGCTGGATGAGCGTCGGCGGCACCAGCAGCGTGATCGGCATCGCCCTGATGAGCTGCTACCTGGAGACCGACTACTGATGCCTCACCCCCGCAGCCAGATCCGCGCCGCGATCGTCACCCAGCTCCTCGACGCCACGGCTGCCGAGGAGCGGGTCTACAAGGGCCGGCTGATGCCGATCGAGGAGCCCGAGCTGCCGGCGATCGTCGTTCACACCCGCGACCCCGAGGAGATCACCTCCCGTTCGACCTCCGGCTGGAACGGCTTCGAGCGGCGTCGCTGCATGGTCTCGATCGTCTGCATCGCTCAGGCCTTCGATGACATCGACGAAGACCTCGACAGCATGGCCGCACAGGTGGAGGCCGTCCTGCAGGCCTGGGTCATTCCTGGCTTCGAGTCCGCGGAGCTGAACCTGGTCGACACCCGCAGCGACGATCCCGAGTTCGACGGCAGCCTGACCACCGGGGCCACAACGCTGCGCTACGAGTGCGTCTACATGACGCCCTACCGCGACTGCAGCAACCCCTACGTCCAGGCCGCCGACGAGCCCCTGGAGCGCAGCGGCGCCTACCCTGGTGGTCGAGTCACCGCCGGCTGCCCGGCGGGCAACAGCGGCGAAGCCTGTCCGATCGACGATGCTGAGCTGTTTTCACAAGAGGAGCCGATCAACTGATGGCCACCCGCAAGCGCGCCCGCAACGATGCCGGTGAGTTCAAGCCTGACGATCCGGTGACGCCGGACCTCAACGAGGCCTACACCGACGACGCTGGCCCCGTGCTCAACATGAGCGTCGACAGCCTGGCGGCGTTCATGGAGATCGCTCAGCCTGACCGCGAGCGGCTGGGCCGCGCCCTTGAGCTGGCCAAGGAGGCCGCGGCCGCGGCGATCGGTCGACCCATCAGCGACGCTGAGCCCCATGGCATTTGCCACGGCATCCACATGCTCGCCTCACAGCTGCTGATCAAGGACCAGATCGAGGTCGCACCCGCTGGCGCCGAGATCCCCGGAGTCGTGCGCTACCTCTGGAGGTCGGCGGATGCTGGGCGTCAATCGGTCTGATCAGGCCACCAGCGGTGTCGGCTCCGCCGAGGGCACCGACCACGCTCGACGGCTCTCCAACGTCATCCGCTACGGCGTGGTGGCGGAGGCCGACTACGAGCAGGCGCTGATCCGCCTCTCGCTGCAGGACGGCGAGATCACCACCGACTGGATCCCCTGGATCACCCTGCGCGCTGGCGCCGATCGCTTCTGGTGGGCGCCAGAGGTCGGCGAGGTGATGCTGGTGCTGGCCCCCTCCGGCGACCTGGCGACAGCCGTGGCGCTGCCGGCCGCCTTCTCCAACAGCAACCAGAACGGCGACCGCGCCACCGTGCAGCGCTCGACCTTCAGCGATGGCACTGTCGTCGAGTACGACCGCCAGGCCCACAAGCTGTTCATGGACGTCAAGGGCGACGTGCGGATCAAAGCCACCGGCAAGGTCGACATTGAAGCCGACGGCAACGTGAAGATCGTCGGCGCGAGAATCGACCTGAACCCGTAGGAGGCACACCATGGCCGGCATGAGCCGCACAACCGGCGAAGCCCTTGGCGGGTTCGATCACCTCCGTCAGTCGATCGCCGACATCCTCACGACGCCGATCGGCACCCGCGTGCATCGGCGCGACTACGGCAGCCGCCTTCCGCGCCTGGTCGACCGGCCGATCAATAGCAGCCTGGTGGCCGAGATGGTCGCCGCCTGCGCAGAAGCCCTGGACCGCTGGGAGCCGCGCCTGCGCCTGGAGCAGATCAAGATCGACAACGTGACGGCTGACGGTCAGATCAGCCTTAGCCTTGTTGGGTACTACCTGCTCAACGGCGAGCGGATCGAGATCGAGGGGCTGGTGATCTGATGGCCACGATCGACTTCAGCGCCATCCCGGATCCCGAGATCATCGAGGCGCTCGACTTCGAGACGATCCTCGCGGCGATGATCGCCGACCTGCAGGCGCGCGATACGTCCTACACCGAGATCCTTGAGTCGGACCCGGGCATCAAGATCCTTGAGGTGGCCGCGGCCCGCGAGCTGATCCTGCGCCAACGCATCAACGACGCGCTGCAGGCCACTCTGCTGCGCTACGCCGGCGGCGCCGATCTCGACAACCTGGCGACCTTCTACGCCGTCACCCGCCTGGAGGATGAGAGCGACGAGGCCCTTCGCGCGCGGGTGATCGAGCGGATCATGGGCAGCAGCACCGCCGGCGGCGCCGCCTGGTATCGCTACCAGGCGCTCACCGCCAGCGAGCTGGTGCGGGATGCGGCGGTGAGCTCCCCGGCGCCTGGCGAGGTGCTGGTCAACATCCTCTCGACCCAGGGCAATGGCACGGCCAGCAGCGGGCTGCTGAGCACCGTGAACGCCGTGCTGCAGAGCGACAGCGTGCGGGTGATCACTGATGTCGTCACGGTGGCCAGCGCGACGATCAACACGGTGCCGGTCACCGCTCAGGTCTATCTCTACCCGGACACGCCGATCGAAGTGTTCAACGGCCTGCAGGCCAACCTCACCGCTGCTTTCGCCGCGGCCTCTGGCCTCGGCTGGGACGTGACCCGCTCCTGGCTGATCGCTCAGCTTCATCCGGCCGGCGTGCAGCGCGTGGTCTTGACCGCGCCTGCAGCTGATGTAGTCTGCGGCCCCAGTCAGGCTCCGGCCCTGGGCGCGATCACGCTCACGATGGCGGGGCGTGACCGATGAGCCGGCACGACCTCCTCCCCCCCAACGCCACGACCCTGGAGCGGGACTTCTCCCGCTCTACCTCCAGCCTGCAGCGCACCGGCGGCCCGGTGCCGATCATCCGCACGGCGAAGCGAGTCAACATCCCCGACTCGGTGGTGCCGTGGTTGATCTACGAGTACGGCCTGGGCGAGATCCTGCCCTACCTGGGCAACAACCAGCGCCAAGCGATTGCCGACGGCGTGCTTTGGCAGCGGATCCGGGGCACTCCTGAAGCGGTCCGCATCGCGCTGAGTTGGATTGGCGTCACCGGCCTGATCGACGAGTCGGAAGGAGGCTCCGCCCGGTGGGCCGAGTACCAGCTGGGTCTGAGCGCCGCCACCACGGGCGAGCAGATCATCGACGAAATCGTGGGCGTCACTCGCATCAGCAGCCCGGTGCGGTCTCGCCTGCAGCGCATCTACGCGGTCTACGACTTCCGCCGGTTCGTACTGGACGACAGCCTGCTAAGCGACGGCGGGATGCTCAGCGATCACAGCGGCGTGCGGCCGCGGCCGGACTGGCCGCAGATCAGCTACGGGCAGATCCTCTCCAGCCTGGTGCTGGAGAACGCCACGGTCGCCAGCACTCACACCGACGTGATCGGAGTGCTGGTCAAGAACTTCGATCGGTTCCAGCTGGATCACAGCCTGCTGGATGAGGAGTGGCACACCCTCAACAATCCGAGCCTGCTCACCAGTCAGGAAGGCGTGAGCGGCAGATACGAAGGGCAAACATGGACCTGGATCACTTGGCAACCTTCCACGACCTGGCTCAACACCAATGCTGTCGCGTCGAGCTCCGTCACAACCCAGACCGCGTAGCATGAGAGACGACTAAGGGGCGAGCATGGCGGCAGTCCTAACCACAAGCGGGCGCATTGCCATCGCCACGGCGATCAAGGCGCGCACCGCCCACCTCGCCTGGGGCAGCGGCGATGTTTCCTGGGGCAACAACCCTCCGGCGCCCCCTGCGAACGCAACCGCTTTGCTCGCGGAGGTCGGCCGCCGCAAGGCCACCCTGGTGGACTACTGCGCGCCGGACACCAACGGCGCCATTAGCGTGCCCGAGGGCAAGTATGCCGTCTCGGCGACGCCAACCAACAACCTCTACTTCAAGTTCCACTTCGAGTTTGAGGAAGCCGTTGGCTCAACGATCCGCGAGCAGGCGATCTTCCTCGACACCGTGCTCGCCGGAGGGGTGCCATCCGGTCAGTTCTACCTCACCCCGGCTCAAGTGGCGCAGCCTGGCACGCTGCTGGTGATCGAGCGGCGGGCGCCGATCGTCCGTGAGATCACGACCCGCCAGCTGTTCGAGTTCGTGGTGACCTTCTGATGCCTCTCACCGGCTACTACAACCGCTTCAACGCGGCGAACCGCTACGACGAGCTGCTCTTCCGCGCTGGCAAGGGCCTCCAGTCGGCCGAGCTCAACGAAGTGCAGAGCACGGTCATCGACCGGCTGAAGCGCATCGCCGACGCGGTTTTCAAGGACGGCGCCGTCATCAGCGGCACACCGCCGACGATCATCGGCAGCAACGTCACCTGCCTGCTCAGCCTGATCTACCTGCGCGGCGCGGTGCGCGAAGTGGCGGCACGCACCTTCACCATCCCGACCACTGGGCTGGTGCGCATCGGCGTCTACCTCCTCGACGAGGAGATCACCGAGGTGCAGGACGCCACCCTGCGCGATCCAGCAACCGGCACTCGCAACTACAACGAACCCGGCGCCGGCCGCCTGCGCGTCACCGCTACTTGGGGCCGCGAGGGCGACGGTGGCACTGGCGTCTTCTATCCGGTCTACACCGTCATCGACGGAGCGCTGCTCAACCAAGGCGGCGGCAACGTCGGCGACTCCTTCTCCGAGGCGCTCGCACGCTATGACCGCGAGAGCAACGGCAACTACATCGTCACAGGCCTCAGCGTCACAGCCCTGGGCCTCGCGGCTGGCGTCAACGCCTTCTCGGTCAAGGACGGCACCGGCAACATCTTCGGCTACAAGATCGACAAGCTGGCATCGACCCGGCTCAACTACACCGAGGACCCTGACCTCGAGGTGGTCGACTCCGAGCCTGACACCTTCACCGGCGCAACCGGCGGCAGCGCCACCATCCAGCTGAACCGCTTCCCGGTCGAGAGCATCCTGGAGGTGGTGATCACCCGCGAGAACACCGTCACCATCACCCGCGGCGGTTTCAGCGGCGGCCAGGACACGCTGCCCGATGTGTCGGTGCTGAGCATCCAGTCCATCACCCAGGGCGCCACCACCTACGTCGTCAACACCGACTACTTCCTGAACGGCGACAAGGTGGACTGGAGCCCTGGCGGCGCCGAGCCGGCCCCAGGCTCCACCTACTCCATCACCTACCGCTACCTCGGCAACGCGACCCCCTCGGGCATCAACCTGCAGGCCGGCACGTTCACGATCAGCGGCGCTGTAAACGGCACGCTGGTCCTGACCGACTACCGCTGGAAGCTGCCCCGCTACGACCGTCTCTGCATCGACCGCGACGGCAACTTCGCCCGGATCAAGGGCATCAGCTCACGCTTCACCGCCCTGCCGCCGGCGGTGCCCGCCAACCTGCTGAGCCTGGCGACGATCGAGCAGAAGTGGGGGCTGACGCCAGGTGTGACCAACGACGGCATCCGCGCCATCCCCTTCGATCAGCTGGAGCGGATGCGGTCGCTGATCGTTGANCTCTTNGACCTGGTGGCCGTNGAGCGGCTGCGCAACGACATCAGCAGCCGAGAGCCCAGCAGCAAGCGCGGCGTGTTCGTCGATCCCTTCATCGACGACGACCTGCGCGATCAGGGCATCACCCAGACCGCTGCGGTGGTCGACGGCACCCTGCAGCTGCCGATCGCGCCAACGGTCTATCAGGCGCCGACCAACAACGCCCAGGACTGGATGCTGGCCTACACCGAGGAGATCATCCTCGAGCAGACGCGCCAGACCGGATCCAGCAAGATCAACCCCTACCAGGCCTTTGATCCGATCCCTGCCGCCATCACACTGACGCCAGCCGTTGATCGCTTCACCTCGATCGACACCATCTGGACGTCGCCGGCGACCCAGCAGATCTGGATCTTCATGGGCACCACCGGTCGGTTCTCTGAAAGCAGCACCACCTCGACCCGCACCGAGCTGCTGAGCGAGACTGAGCGGCCAGCCGAGTTCCTGCGGCAGATTCAGATTGCCTTCACCCTCGCGGGCTTCGATCCCGGTGAGACGCTCACCGAGGTCAAGTTCGACGGGATCGACGTCACTCCCGCCTGATCGCCATGCCACTCACCGCAAACGGATCTGGACAGATCACGGGATCGTTCACGATCCCCGCCAACGTGCCCGTCGGCTCGAAGCGCGTCACCTTCCTGGGCAACCAGGGCAGCTTCGGTGCGGCCCGCTTCATCGGCTCCGGCACGATCCTCACGCGCACCCAGCGCCAGCTCACCACGATCGAGACCCGGTTCTGGGATCCGCTGGCGCAGACCTTCCGCCTGGATGAGTCGCGGCACGTTACCGGCGTCGACTTCAAATTCACGGCAGTCGGCAACACCGCAAACAAGGTCTACCTGGAGATCCGCGAGACCGAGCTGGGCCTGCCCAACGCCACCACGCTGGCCGAGGGCGTGATCCAAGGCACGGCGATCACGGTCAACGCCTGGAACAAGATCAGCCTGACGCGGCCCGTCTACCTGCAGGCCGGGGTCGAATACTCGATGGTGCTGCTGACCGACGACGCCAACCACGCGGTTGGCCTCGCTGAGCTGGGCAAGTTCGACAGCGCCGCCCAGCAGTTCGTCACCTCGCAGCCCTACACGATCGGCACGCTGCTGAAGTCGAGCAACGCCTCGACCTGGACGCCGGTGCAGGAGTCGGACCTCACCTTCCGCATGTACGGGGCCCGCTTCACCAGCACCACGCGGACGGTCAACCTGGGTCAGCTGCGGGGCGCTGCAGTCGCAAGCCTCACCCGCTCTGGCGGCACCGCGACGCTGACCACCAGCACGCCGCACGGCTTCGTCACCGGCCAGAAGGTGGTGATCAGCGGCGCGACGCAGACCGACTACAACGGCGCCTTCACGGTCACCGTCACCGGCCCGACCGTGTTCACCTACACGGTGGCGAACAGCCCGGCGACGCCCGCCACCGGCACGATCCTGATCTCGGCTGGCGACATCACCGACCTGGTGGCGCTTGCAGGCGTTGAGCGGATCAGCTCGGAGACCGACGCCGAGTTCATCTTTACCAAGCCCGACAGCAGCCAGATCCGCGGCGCCGACAACGCCCGCATCCAGCTGGCCGAGGATGTGAACGTGCCGCTTACCCTTTCGGCGGTGCTGCGCGGCACGACGACCGCCAGCCCCTACCTCTTCGCCGGCAGCCAGGCGGTCTACGGCAACCTCGGCGAGACCGGCACCTATGTCAGCCGCGCAGTGCCTTGCGCCGCTGGCGCGAAGGTGAGCTGCACCTTCGAGTCGCTGCTGCCCGGCGCTTCGAGCGTGCTGGTGGAGTTCCAGACCAGCACCGGCACCTGGCAGACGGTGTCGCTCACCAGCAGCTCGCCGGTTGGCGACGGCTGGATCGAGCAGATCCACACCGTCGCATCCTTCGCCGCCGGCGGCACGACCACCCGCGTGCGCCTCACTCTTACCGGCACGGCCGCGGCTCGTCCGCAGCTGCGCCAGCTCCGTCTCGTGGTGATCTGATCCCATGCCCATCGACGACCGCACAGCCAACCGCAACTACAAGCTGCCGAACGCTGGCAACTTCCTCGCCGACGACGTGGTGCGTCTGCGCGATGCGCTGACTGCCATCGACGCGGATGTCTTCGCTCGGTACACCAAGACCGAGACCGATCAGAAGCTGGCAGATCTGATCAACGGCGCACCGGGTGCGCTCGACACGCTGAACGAGCTGGCCGCGGCGATGGGGAACGACCCCAACTTTGCAACCACGATCACCAATGCGCTCGCTGGCAAGCCCGGCTTCGCAGACGTGTGGACGCGCACCCAGGCGGATGCGCGCTACGTGCAGGGCATCAATCAGACCGAGAACGTCTTCACCGGCACCGGCAGCCAAACGACCTTTGCGCTCAGCCAGACGCCGCCGAGTAGGGAATCGCTATTGGTAACGGTCGACGGCGTGGTGCAGCCTACGAGCGAGTACAACCTGAGTGGTTCAGCGCTCATCCTGAGCGAGGCGCCTGCGAGCGGCGCCAAGATCCGTGTGCTGATGCTGGGCGTCGCAGGGCCGGTGCAGAGCGCGAGCACG